GCACTAATAAGCATATCACCCTTTTTAATACTTCCACGTACTTGACATGGAACACGACCTTGTAATGCTAATGCAACAGTATGTTCACCTGGACAAGAACTATTCATTACATATGCTGGATTAGTTGATACTATGCCTGCAACTTTTGTTGTACCACTATCTGCTATAGTAACCTCTTTGTCTCCACCAAATGCTAATACAGTTCCCGGTTCATAGTGTTTATCTGCTTCATAATATTCTGCTAAGTCAGCATAAGTTGCTTCTAATCTAGAGCCTGCTGTTAATGTCCAGTTACCAGTAATATTTCCTGCGGTAGTATTAGCTCCTGCTGTTAAAACAGTAGTAATAATATTACCTGCAGTTATGTTACCTGTAGTAGAAATTGTATTACTACCGTATGCGGCTAAGAATGAACTTACATTACTATTACCATATGTTCCGGCAAAACTAATAGGAGTACCGTTAGCATAATAGTAGTTATCAGTTAATATATTACCTACATTGGCATTGCCGCTTACAGTTACTGTAGTTAGTGTACCAACTGATGTTATGTTAGGTTGAGCATTTGTATATACTGTGCCTGCAACCAAAGCATTACCTACTTGCCCAGAAACGTTAGCACCAGCTACAGCATTTGCTGTAGTTGCAAAAGTAGCAAGACCTGCTGTTGCAACATTTAAATTTGCAACTTGCGTTGTACTTGTTACAGTGAACGGTGCAGTACCGGTGGCAATATTAGATACCAAGCGACTTGCAGTAACGGTACCGGCAGTATTTAAGTTGCCCGAAGTTGTATTACCTGTTACGGTTAGACTAGTTAATGTACCAACACTTGTGATGTTTGGTTGTGCGGCAGTCGTTAATACACCGGCGAAATAATTTGATGTTACTAGGTTACCCAATGTTGCATTGATAGAAGTAACATTGCCTGGAATAGCTACTGCGCCTGTAATTTTATTGAACGTAAATCCAGCGTTACCTTGAATTACATTGTTATCGTTAAATTGAATTGTTGTGTTGCTACCACCGGCGGCACTAGTTCCTGAACCACCTACACTAGATATTACTCTACCACCAGTTGTATACGTTGTATATCCAGTTGTGTCTACCGGAGTAGTTAAACCAGAATCCGAGTACAAAGAAAACGTGTTAGAAGTTAATATATTTACATAAAAACTTCCACCATCAAGCTCTACCATACCACCAACATTAGTGATAGTTATTTCAGCACCTTCAGTAAAGAAATTATCTTGTGTTGTAGTAACTACACCAGGATCAGCTTTTGTTACGGCACTAATATATGCAGTAATTGTTGATTTGGGTGTCCATGTTAAATTACCCACACCATCAGTTTCTAACACATATCCAATAGCACCCCCACCAATTTTAAGAGTGGCTACATCGCCTAAATGAATATTGCCACCGGTGTACAATGCGGAATTGCCGGGTTGTAATGCGTTACCACCTGCATTATCCCAAGTATTTGTACTAGCTACATATGTTAAAATTTGACCAGTCTGGGCATTAGAAATATTTAAATTGCCCTCACTACCGTTAATTTGACTAAAAGTAATATCAGAATACGATGTTAATACTTCAATATTTTCATTGTAAGTATTAGCATTACCGGTGCCACCAATAAAAAGACGTTTAGCATCATTGGCCCAACCTAATTGTGCTTCTGATAATTGTGGTAGGTCTACAAGGTTACCTGAACGTTGCTGGATTTTAGATATCTGTATAATGGCCATAAGTATAATTCTTTAGAAGATTTATACTTATTTATCATTATTTGTTACAAGAACTGTTCATAATATTTCTCTACACGACTGAACCAGATATCTGAATACTTGTCAAAATCAGATCCTTCTAATATGAATTCCTGATATAGATTATCAGCGGAACACATAAAAATGACACCTTTACGTATCTTTGTTCCGTGTACTTCATTATGTGCATTAGCATAAGCGGCTAATTGAACAAAGTAATCATCAATCCACTCACGTTTTTTAGGTTTGTTTGTTTGTTTATGATCCATGATAGCTTCATTACCATCATGTACGCCTGCTAGGTCTGTCGTCCCTGCATAAATTTTTGGATAGTACAACGGAACTTCTGTACCCCACCATTCGCTACATTTACTAAGACCTTGATTAATGATTGATTGGGCCATTTTATGGCTTTGCAAGCTATACGGATTGCTTCCGGGCTCATTTAGTATTCCTGTCTTAATGTAATCTTCTAGCCACTTGTGCATTCGTGTTCCACGACCTGCGGCTTCTGTTGTGATTTCTTGTGCTTTCTGTACACCAACTCGCTTCCGCCAATTTTGTAATGCTTGTTTAGATTCTTCACTTTTAGTAGCATCTAGTATTGTAGTAACACTAGGAAGTTTCTCACCATCAGGTGTAGCGTATTTTCTTGACCCGTTTATTGTTTCTCTAAGTAAAGGGACATAGTTATATTTGTTTGGAATGTACATTAGATTATTATAGTATATTTTATAATTTAATGCAAGAGTTTAGGTTAAACTCTAAAACTCTCTCCACAACCGCATCTATCACGCTCATTTGGGTTACCAAACTCAAACCCTTCATTTAATCCATTACGCACATAATCTACAGTCATGTTCTTTAAATATACATCATGCTTCTTATCTACTAAAACAATAAACTCATCTTGTGCGTAATTAATAGTAGAGTCATCATATTTGTATTCATCAACATATTCCAAAACATATGCTAGTCCACTACATCCGGTGGTCTTGACGCCTATTCGTATTCCTAGACCTCTACCACGTTTTGATATTATTTGTTTTATTTTGGTTGAAGCTTTTTCAGAGAGTGTAATCATCTTACTTCATTGCTTTTTGTGCCATTTGTTTGACAACTTTTTTACTTTCTTCTTCTTCAGGTTCAATTGGAGTTTCTTGACCTTTGAACATAACCTTATCACCTTGAATATTTGAAATTTTATTCTTTAATGGTGGTTTTTTAATCATATCATACAAATCATCTTTGGCTAATATGATATCATTATCTTTATAGAATTGTAATAACTCATCTACTGTCCAATCAGAATGTTCAACACCACTATCAATATCGCTAGCTAACTGACTTGTGACAGCAACTAATCTTACTAATAGTGGATTTGGATTGGATAGTTCAAATAGACGCATTATCTCTTTATGCGACCGGCACCTGCTACAGGCACCTCTTCTTCTGGTTCTTCAACAGAAATATCATCATCAACGCTAAAATCTTCACCACCAGCAGGTGCTGCTATATCAGCAGACATATCCATATCAGCAGACATTTCAGGAGCCTCATCACCAAATGCATTATCAGCAGCCATTTCGCCACCTTGACCAGTAATACCGTTCAATGCAGATTGTAATGTACCTTTACTTTGTGTCAATGAAGCTTGTAACGCAGTTAATGCTTCAGTAACTTGTTGATTGAAAGTTTCACTTTCATTAACACCAATTTCGCTTTGAACACCTGATGTTAATGCTGGTAATTCTTTTACTAGCATATCAGATACTTCTTCAACCATTTTTTGTACTTGGTCTACCATGTCTTGGGCTGCGAGAACAACCTGTGACTTCTCAACTTCCTCGTTTTCTACAACGATGCGAGCTTTGGGTAGTGACTGTAAGTAGTTAAAATGGTCAGCTAATGCTTGTTCCATAAACACTAGTTTCATATATGACGGACTAGTTTGGCTTTGATAAAATTCAGCAGATGATTTAGTTTCATTAATCAATCCACGAACTCTACTAAGCATAGATTTAGTTTCCGTTACGGTCATTCTCTTTGTATTGAACGGAAGAGAATAGTGTTCATTCAACGCTTGTTTAGCAGTTGATATTTTTTTGTTGTCAAATTCAGTTAGTTTCATAGTTATATTCCAAGACTAATATAGAGTATTTATCTTTTTTGTTTTATTGTTAGGGTTTTGTATCAAATCTTTTAGTTTGCCATTTTTTGGAATCATTAATATATGTGTATAATTCATCCGTAAACCGTCTTTTTTTCAGCTTATCCTCACTTAATTTGGACAAAACAATTAACCGATCATCCGTATTTTTAGCATTTTTGAAGATTTTGGTATGCAATGATATATCTACTTCTATTCCAGCTAGTAAATTGTCCAATTTTAATATCCTATTAGCCTGATATAGCATATTTCTTTTATCAAATGTACACCAGGCCACAGCATGTTTAAGTGTGTTAAAATTATGAGTTGTGAATGTAGTATGCATCTTTACTATATATTCATTATTATTATTCTTAGTAATATGATACATATTGAATAACTCATAGCTATTGTCAGAATTTTGAAAAATAATAACATCTTCCAACTGACCAACAAAATCTGTTTTCATCAGCTTTTCTAGCTTTTTTTCTGCATTAATTTTTTTATTCATATTTTACTACCTTAAAATATATGTTTTTAAGTTCATCTGATGTATCTAAAAATGCAGGAAGTTTATCCCAAACAGTATCAGTTTTAATCATTGGCACGGTATCACAATCACTATACAATGCTCCTAAATCATTAACCCCATCATTAAACACACTAGCATGTTGTATGTCAAAATCAAATGACCAACAGGTATATAATTCATTTTCTTGTTGTTGATATAGAAATCCAAAGTCTGTAAATTCATCAAAACGTATTTGTGTTTTTTCAGGCATCCTAATTATTTCAGGTTGACTACGTAATGAGATAGCTTGTAGTACAGTATCAAAATTGCATTGTGTATTTCTTTTATGTAGCCAGGCTGCTATTTCTTCATCCTCTATAGGACGATTTCTATTGACCACACCAGTAGGCGTAATATCAAATAGTGTATAGCAAGTAATAGTGTAACTCATACTACTATTTAATAGAGGTAAAAAAACCCGAGAAATTCTCGGGCCTTTTTATTCAAGTTAAAGATTAACCTGTGAATGTAGCTGTAGCTGTTGTAGTTACAGTGTTAGCAACACCACCGGCTGTTAGAGCCGCTTCAACAGCAGTGTCTAAAGTTGTAGTTGTCCATGCACCAACTGGGTAAACAGCCATTGCTAATGTGTCATTAGTTGTATCTGTGTACTCATAGATGTAAACTGTAGCTAATTGTTGTGTAGCTTGGATGATTAGGTTAACTTGTGTACCTGTCAAAGCACCAGTAGCTGTGATCGTGAAGAAGTCTAGCTTAGGACCTTGTGGTTGAACTGTAGCCGCTGAAGTAACAGCGTTTGCACCGCTGTTTGTGTATGCTGGACTATCATAGTTAATTACCGGTAGCAAGTCGCCGTTTGTTTTTGTAAATTGTGCCATTTTGAAATTCCTTTAAGTTTGTGAGCATATAGCTCTACACTTATTTATGCCTGGTACAAAAAAATCCAGGATTTGGCTTATCTTCCGGCTAGATTTTGACGACTAAAGCCCATTCTATCTACAAATTTTAAGCCATTTGATACAAAACCTTCATGTGTTTCGGTTCCATCTTGTAGATATCCTTTAACAGGACTAACTTCTGCGGCTTTATTCAATTGATTAACTACTGACATTTTTAAATTGTACATTGCAATCCATATAGTAAATGCTCCAACAATAGCATCTTTATTATTATTAAGATGTTCACTTATCTTAGCTTTCATTTTTTCAGTCATAGGTCTAGTTTCTACAAAATCCATAAAACCACTAGCAAGATTGTTTAAATCTCCTGCAACAATCTTCTTGTTAATATATACAGTAAACAATTGATTAAATGTATTACGTGCTTGGGGTGCAGTATTCATTAGTTGGTCTACTGCAGGACCATATTTCTTAATTGCATTCTGTGCATTTTTTACTAATGTGTTATCTATCTTAAGCTTAGGAGCTGTTGGCATAGCACTAGGAACAATTGCAACATCACTATTATTCTTTAATTGACCTATATTGCCATTCAATGTAACTGCTTCATCTGTGGTCATTGCATTAGGATCAATATACTGATGTACTGCTATACCAGCACGTTTTCCACTCATTAATTCTCCAACTGAACTATTAGCTTCTACTTTATAAGTAATACCATTAGGATTAGCCTTAAAAACATAACTACCGTTTTGGTCTTTTAACGGTTGATGAAATAACAAATCACCCCAGTAATACCCTTTAGCACCTTTGCTAGCTTTTTCTAATCCAGGCCATATTTCAGCAATAATAGGCCATAAACTATCACGACCTACACCACGTGCTTGGTCATATTGCACAAACTGCTCAGGACTGAATACTTGTCTACCAGTACCGTCTTTCTTATTGAACATATGCTTGTCCATAATACTAAACTTACCTGAACTATTACGTCCAAATATTAATGCAGGATATCCGTCCCACTTGATTGTAACTGTTGCTGGATTCTTAACTGTAGCAATTGTAGCTTGTATTGCACGATTAGCACCATCACTTCCGCCCAAAAAGATTAAATCTTCCGGGTGGTCTAAATGACCCTTATCTTCATTTATAGATAGTTTGTCAATTTTAGATTTAAGTAATGCTAATGCTTCCGATAAATTCATAACTGCTCTTTGTCGCTATTCTTTTTTATTGACTTAGAAAACTTACCTTGGTCACGTGATTTAATTGCACCAAGCAACTTTCTTTCTAATATCTCTGCTTGTTCTTTAGGATAATTCCTATTAATCATCTCTAGCAAATTGATAGCACTAGTAATGATGTTGTGGGCTCTACTCTCAATAACATGGCTTGTATCACGGTTATTGCCAATAGCTTCCAATTCCTGCAGAAGGCTGCGAGTTTGTTTTTGCATAATAGTTTCCTAATAGTATTTATCTACTTTTAGGATTTGTTCTTTAAACCATTCAATATTGACTTCAATTTTGCCCCCTGAACATCTACTATAATTTTCTTATTTTCAGGTTCTAGAATCTCTCCTGTAGCTTGGTCTATGATAGGTTCTGTTGATTGTAAGGTACTTTGTGGCTTCAAATAACTCATAATCTGATTAGCACTAGGTTGTGGCTTATAACTATCTTCACCGTCACCACCGTTATCACTAATACGCATAGTTTCGATATTGTATTCTAAGTCAATTTTCATGCCGACACCAGTTGAACTACGTGACTTCATGCATTGAATCTGATACTTACCTCGCTCACGCATACTACGACTTGTAAAGATACCAAACACATTATCTGCTGTATTAATCTTACTGATACCACCTGCAATGTGACTGTGATCAAATTCAATTTCATCTACTGCACTACGATTTAACTGACTTGCAGTTACCATTAATATACCCATCTCTTTTGCTAGATTACGCAATTCTTCAGCAACATACTTGTCTTTAATAAACTGATCGTTAGGATTAACTTTAACAGAGACCGGCATCACTAGATCCAAATAATCAATCATTACAAAGTCAATATTAATACCTGTTTGAATTTGTACTTCTTTCAAATAAGCACGAATGTCATTCACATTACTTTGCGCGGGCAATCCTTTAACCCTATATTTGCCCGCTTTCTTTCCAACCATCTTAACTTTAAGTTCAGTTGATCCGATATCTTTACGAATATCTCTTGTGCCCATATTAGTTAACATAGCATCAGTACGCAAACTAGTTAGTTCTTCACTCAATTCTAATGTGACATATACACCGCTCATACCTGTCTGTAACCAATTCAATGCTATGTTCATCATAACAAGTGATTTACCGGATCCTGAACCACCTGCAAAGATATTCAATTCGCCACGGCTCATTCCACCATATAAAATCTTATCCATTTGTGGCCAGCCTGTACTAACTTGTCCACCACTGTTAAAGTATTTGTTGATACGACCAGCTGGATCAGCAAAGTAATCAGTACCCATATCTTTCTGTAAACTGATTTGCACCGCGTCTTTAATTAGTTTCTCAACAGGACCAAAATCACCTTTCTCAAGTAAGTCAGCACTTTTTAGTATTGCTCTTTCTAATTCTTGTCGTTTAGTAAAACTTTCAAATTCTTCAAAGAACCAATCATAATGTCCCTGACTTAATTCGGGTATGACTTCAATATCGATACCAGTTAATGCTTTAATTTGTGTACTGTCAGGCAGTACCCCATATTTTGTTGTATGTTCTTTGAACAATTCAGCAGCCGGGCGTAATGATTTATCAAAGTTCTCTGAGTTCATGATATTCATAACTCTAGTGTATAGCTCGGCATTTGTAATCATCATTTGCAGAAACAACTTCTGCAATTCTACACTATATTCTTTATTATCCGATTGTTTTCTCAATTTTCTTCCTCTGCATTTCTATTTTTATTTTACTCATTGTAGCACTTTGCAAGATGCTTAATAGAGTGGGCAACTTGCCATATCTTACAACAGCATCGTTGACGTCCTTAATATCCGATTCCCAATTAGGTAAACTAACGCTATAGCCTAATTCTAATGCCCTATCACATATCTTTAATCCTGCTTTATCTCTATCAGGAACTACGATAATTTGTTTGTTTAATGATGCAATCAATTGTGCTTGTTCATTGCTTATATCATCATGCATAATTGCTATACCATCAATGCTTAATGCATCAAATATGCCTTCAGTCAATATACATACTTGCCATTCAGGTTTTTGTATATCAATATTGAACACATAGCCAGGCTGTTGTTCGTTAATGTATTTTGGTATTTTATTGTCTAAGAATCTGCTAGTGTGACCAACAATTTTATTCTTATAAGTGTAGGGAATGATTATTCTATTTGCGTAACGACCTTTTGCATTTGGTGTTATTAAGAACGGATACTCATTATAATTTATCCCCCTCGACTGCACATAATCAATATACACTTTGTGTAATGGGTTACTTTCATCAATTAATTCACCTTCAGGTAATACGTGATCATTGAATTTGATTTTTATTTTAGTTTTCTTTTGTATAACAATTTCAAGTAAATCTTTTTGCTGTAAACTTTCTAAGCTCCACTTACCTATTTGTGTATCATCGATCCCACACCATAACAATAGTTGTTTTGTTTTGTAACTTATGCTACGACCTAATACAAAGTTACATTTATATCCACAGTTAAAGCAATGCATAGACCAGTTAGTTTGTCCGTCAAACTTAATGCCACCGCGCATTCTGCGATCGGGTTTATGGCCAAGATGACCACAACAGATAGCATTAAAGCTATGCCATCCGCTACTTGTAGTTTTTTTCTTGCCGGGAATTATAGATAAAATATCAAACATTAGTAGTAGTATAACATATACTAACAGAGATATCAACAACTATGGTTGTTTATCTTGTCAATATATTAGTTACCGCACCAGAATTGCTTTCAAATTGCATTCTAATATATGGGTGAAAACCTTCTACCACATAACCTTTTGTATCGGTTACTTCTTCATAAGTGTCATCAAAGATTGGATACCAATCTCCATCAACAATAGTAGAACCTTCAATAGCAATGTTACCATAATAATCACTATACTCAGCTTGTATAGTCAATACGCTAGAATCACTTGTAGTGATAACACTTGTATAATATATCAAATTGCTATCGCTATTACCATTACTATTGTTATTAGGGAACACTTGTCCCGTAGGGATAGATACTGGCATTGAAGGAATGAAGCTAGGAAGGATGCTATTAACTATATTCAAATCACCACGACCGCCTGCATTTTGGTCTACAAATACAGGGAAGTCAAAAGCACCAACGGGGATTTCCAATGAATAGTAACATTTTTGTGCATCAAATCCGGCTATATCAGCGGGACTTAATTCTAAGGCTGCAATACCTGTTGCCGGTAATTGTAGTGTTAATGCTTTTTGTAATAGTACTTCTCCACCAGTATTATTAATAATTCTACATACGATAGATTTCCCCGTAATGTCTACTGGTTTCTGTTGCTGATTAAGAAACTGAAACTGTATTTGATTGTCTACACCTTTATGTAAGGTCAGTGGTTTGGCATACTGAGGCATATAACTCCTTGGCGAATATCCTGATAATAATACAACGATCTGACGTTGCGTATAAACGAAAACTTGGGTTGAGTACACAAATGTAATCTCCTATTGTGTATTTAGTCATCCATATATATTATTTTATTATTGGTTTGGGAAGGGTGATAAATATATCCGAGACTATAATTTTAATGATACAAAACGAGTTTTTTAAACGCCTAAGCGACAGTCACCCATTCATAACCATTTGTTCCTATGCAAATCAAGATTATGTGGGGATTGTCCAGAACCGAGACGATATAGTTACCACTATATATGACTACGGATCTATACTAGATAATGATATTAAAGATAAATTCCTAGAACTAGGAGATGTTTGGTGGTGGGAAAGTAATAGATTGATCCCTATAAATCTGTTTCTTAAAGATGAATGGAGTATCTTTAGACCCTATATTAGAACCTTCAATAACAAAAGTCTTACTATACTACATGGTCCTGTATGTAGTATAATTGAATTAAATAAACGTAGAAGCAAACGCCGTAGTATTACACTAGTAAAACGCTTACCCTAACAAATTCATATGCACTGCAACAAGCCATGAATAGGATATGGCATGACTTTGTTTGAAGGTGTACCCATCAGTTCCCTTATCCCATACAGTTTTAGCAATATCACTCCATCGTTCACCTATTAAATGTTTTTTACCAGGACGAATAACAGCTAAAAACATAGCTAGTCTAGGGATACTATCTATTGGTTCTGGCATCTTTTGTAGATTATAAAACTGATTATTTAAGTGAATTAATTTCTCTACAAATACAGGATCTTTTAATTTACTCCAATTAGGTTCTCTCATTAATTCTAGTAGATGTTGTTCATCACGAACCTGAGTATAAACATGAACATTTAATAAATCTAATTTGAAATACCCGCGTTTATCTGCGGCAGTATAGTCAATGCTTGCTATATTGTGTACTGGGTCATATGGTACATCAGTAATATATACACCAGTGGCATGATTACGTATAGGCTTGACATTACGCATTGCCGCACGTGTGTGAGGTATTAACTTTAATAGAGTATCTCTATCACCAAAGTCAATGTCAATATCACTATCAATTCTCATTACTTAATCCTAATTTGTCATATGCTTTTTGTACTACAATGGCTTGTCGTTCAGCATCTTCTACTGCTTTGTGACTAGTGACATGTCCGCCATCTTTTAATTTTACTCCGGCTATCTCATACAAGGTACGTGTATCTCTGACGGTGTAGAAAGGCCAGGGGGTTCGCATTTCAAGGTTTCTCCAGGCCGACTCTGCCACAACCACATCAAATGATGCACCATTGCTCCACACAGCACGGCGATTCCAACAAAACTTATAAAGTATCTCCATACATTCTCTAAACGGAATTCTGCCTTCTTCTCCCATAGCTTCTTCAAGTGCAGCCGGACTTTGCTCGCCCCACCACCGTAATGTATCTTCATTAATACTCCTATTATAAATTTCTGTTTGTTCTTCTATCGTTGGTCGTAATTCTAATCGTTCAACAACTCCATTACCTTTAGGATCAAATCTTACTGCGCCAATAGTTAGTATAACACAATCAGGACTTGTGTCAAGCGTTTCCATATCAATCATTATATCTTGTGCCATATTATGCCTGTAATGTTTTCCAAATATATTTCTTCTCTAAATAATCTTGTAATTTAACTGCTTCATCTTTACTATTAAATACCACACCTTTAATCACATACATATCTTCTAGGTATCTAGCATATTCACCAGTACTATCTTGCATCCACCATCGATGGTCTACCCACATAATATCTATTTCATTATCCATTGTATCTAATGCAAACCCAGCTTCTTTAATTTTCATATCGTTAAACAGTACATCTACTAATAATTTTTTAGTATCAAAACGTTTAATGTTATCCCAGTCAGGCCATGATACTATAAATTTACCTTTTAGTAAAGCTGTTATGGGGAATAATTTGTTCATTGGAATTTTAATAAAAATATTAGGTACTTCTTTTCGTCAACAATCTCATAACCATCAGTTATGTTACCATTAACTATGTTCATCTTTATACCATACTGCCCAATAAGATAATCTTCAAAATCATATGCGTCAAATTCTTTGTTCTGTGCCATAAATTCTTTACGAACTTTTTTTAATGCTTCCCAATAATTCCACCGATTTCTACGTTGGTTTATATTTGGATCATCATCATCAAAATCCTGTATTTTGGGAATCGATGCCATTAACTCCACCTTAACGTAAACAAAATGTAATCTTTTTCATATCTAAACTTGACACTAACTGTATTCTCGGAAGTGGTACGCCATCTACAATGTCTCTCACATTTACCTATATTATCATATAACCAATCGATTAATTCTAAATATTTGTCAATACGTTTTACTTCCACACTGTATTCATACCAGCCAGGCTTGGTTTCATCCCAACTACGGTCTCGTTCATAATGTTCAATTATCATAGCCATTTTAGTGCAAAATAGCTGGCGTTGGTATCATTGTAAAAGGTAAATCTTGCATGCCGTTTTACAATAGGATCATGACTAAAGTTGTCATACTTCTCTTGGTAGTAAGCATAATCAAAATCAACACCTTGAACATAACCCATTGAACGTAACTCCTGTCCTATTTCCATAGTTCTTTTGGCAGTAATATATAGGATAACATCAGCCACAGGTCAACTCAAATAGAATGGCATCTTTCTCATCTTTGAAGTAAAAATCCATATATTCTTCTGTTGCGTGTGTAAGATATCTATCACCGGGTAAACCAAATTGTTCTACTGCCCATGCACACGTTTCATTCCATATAGGTATATCATGAAATGGTTGCCATGATATACGAACTCTAGTACCCGCCGGCATTTAATAATTCCTTGACTTGTTTAACATTCGCAGGATCACGATTAAACTTTAATGCCCATTGCTCTGGATTGATATAATCCATGATCATCTTCTGCTGGTCATCACGTAATGTACTTAAGAACTCTACCCCACTATCACTCTGATATAACATCCATGGACTAATTCGTCCTCTAGCAATCTCATAACATATATTGTTTGGATTGCCATATCGTAAATAATCTCTGCTTTGAATCTTTTCTGCTTCTGCTTTTTCTATTGTTATTTCAATACTACGATGTATTGCATCCAACGGATCTTCTATACGTAAATATTCACACAAAAACTTTGCGTAATTACTATCTTGTCGCCAGTTGTCAATACGAATTGAATTCTTTAACAACCAATCACTAAATCTACTTACATTGATACACTTAATCTCTACACAATATAGACCAAACTTAATGAACGCAAGATAATAAGGATTCTTAATGAATTCTTCATATGTACGATTCTTTGTACCAGCAGTATTCTTTTTATAAAATTGTAACCAAGCTTGAAAACCCACACGATTGCCTTGACGGTCACGTTCTAACCATCTGCGTTTGGGTTCGCATATGTGTTTAAGCACAGTACTTTCACGTTGGAAAGTAGCTTTACAGAACTCACAACCATATAGTGATTTAGTTTCCTCGATCTTTTTCATATTGCTTAATATCTTCTTCCGTCACCAATTGACTAAGAACTTCTATATCAGATTGTTTTAAGTTAGGATATGTTTCTGCTAGATAGCATTTACGTTTATGTTCTTGTACAAATGCTTTAGTAATCTCATCAATGTCATCACTATCTACTTTAGGATAAATCTTAGTGTAATATTCTTTAATCTCTTTTGTTTTAGCAGGTTCTTTTAATGATGTTACTTTACTACCTAAATGAGGTATCCATTGATGAAATTGTTTGCCTAATCCAGGACTACTAGCACATAACATATACCATTGCAGTTTGGGATGTTTCTGTACATATTCATTAAACAAATATTTATTTGCGTGATAGTCTACGCTACGCAAGTAATAGCCCTGAACATCTCCTGAACCTTTGATAGCACTCATCCAATGTGTCATCATATAGGGAACAAACTTCTTTTGTTGTTCTTCAGATAAACTATCATAATACCCATAGTCTTTTTTGTCCATAGCCGCAAGAGAATCAAACAAGTTGAAGTCTTGTGCTTCAAACTTCTCATCAACGGGGGTATTCTTTTTAGTTGCCATTAGAATGCCTGACTATAATCCACAATCTCACAGTTACGACTAATCTCTTTTACAAAATATACACATCGGGGTTTAGGTCCGTCATCTAGTGGGACACATAAGAATTGCCCGTTCTTCAATCGAGGAGCATACCAAGTTACATCGTGGTAAATATCTACAATCTCAATAGGCACAAAACTTGGGCTAAAGCTAGTTAACGGATTAAACTCAAATGCATTGAATCCTCTGTCATTTATACTTGTTAGTGGCAATGTCTCTAAGTCTCCGTGTTCTTGTTCACCGATAAGTATTTGCCAATCTAATGGCATCTTAACAGTACTGTTGCCGATCTTTAATACAAGTGCAGGGCTGTTAAATGATTCCAAAAAGATTAATGGGATGTAATGATAATCTACATTTTGTGGATTACTGTTATCTAGTATAGCAAAGCGAAGGTCGTCTATTTCCTCCGGCAATGTTTCTAAATTATAAAATTCGTTTTCAAGTGTTAATATACGCATGTTGTTATTCTATCACATTCTTATCTATAAGTCAACTTTTCTACATCAAACGGGTAGTTTGCTTCTTTATAAAATGCCTTACGTTGGGTTAAATGTCGTTTGGCAAATTTACAACTACTTGTTATGTCGTAGATTTGTACATGGTCTTTATCTTCGGCTTTACGTATACCACGCCCAATACTTTGAATAACCCGAACAAAGCTTTTTCCTGGTTCTATGAGAACAAGATTAAAAATACGGGGAATATTAATACCAACAGCTGCCACGCCATAAGTAGCTACAATAATCTTATTAGTGCTAGTCGCAACTTCATCATATTCTTCCTTACGTTCATTCATATTAGTAGCACCACTAACAAACACACTACCGGGCAATCTACTAACAATTTCTTTTCCTGCATTAACTCTATCTACTAGAATCAATGTGTTACCGGTATCATTTATTCCACTGATTAAACTAGCTATCTTATCTAATCTTTCGCTATCTTCTAACAAGTGCTTTAGTTCGCTTTGATAGTTAGTAAACTCTTTACCATCTTGTAATTGCATAATGTTAACATAGCAACGTGCTAATACACCCTGATCCTGTAATTCACTTGCACTTAGTTTACCAATAACATTGCCCAAACTTACATAGATGCTTTGTGCTTCAAACTTTGCTTTAGGAATAGTTCCTGTTAGTCCCCACCGAATGGGCACTTTAGCAAACACACCAGTAAGCAATGTTTTTAGTGCGTCTGCTTTTGCCATATGCACTTCATCAACCATTACACAAACAACACCTTCAATGAAGTCTCCGATATCTACTTCTGCTTCACCTGCTTTTGTTTTCTTAAGCATGTTGTTAAGGCTTTGCCAAGTACAGATCGTGTGTGTCTTACCAAACTCTTTACGATCACCAAAGTATACACCAACATCTAATCCTAGATTAATGTAATCTGCTTCTGTTTGCGTTACTAGTGACTTATTTGGAACAATAACGATACTGCGACCATATTTTTCTATAGTATAACTTAATGCCGCAGTCATTAGTGTCTTGCCTGCCCCTGTAGCAATCTCTTGTAATGATTGCGGGTTCTCTAAAAAGTTGTTTACGAGTTCAATTTGATAGTCACGTAATACGACCGGCTCACCTTCTTTTGGATGACCTTTAGGCCAGTTTTTATTTTTAAATGTATCCTCGGACACTTTGTCAAAAGTAAAGGTTGTTGAGTAATCCCTCAAATCTTCTAATTCAATATCATATCCTGCATTGTCTAGGTAGGGAAGTATTTCAGGCAACAAGTTAATGTAGGTACTGCCCGCTAAACTGAAATAGCTAACTTTGCCATTCCATCTACCTAGCCTTACTGCAGGTAGATACCGTGCTCCGGGTATTTCATACTCAAACATTTTCATCAGTGCTTTACGCTCTGATAGTTCAAGTCCCTCTATCTTTACATTCACTTCGTCTTTGACGATTATTTTACATTGTTTCATTCTTTTCCAAATTGATTGGTTGACTATTTACCACATTGATTACTTTTGCTACATTTATATAATCATCAGCTATTAATTTAAATTTTACAATGACCGGGAATTTATACTTGCTTAAATTAGTGTGTGTTATAACTCGTCCGGCATCGTTGTACTGTATACCTGCTTTTTCTAGTGATTGTTTTAAG